TGCCCACCACCTGTATAAGATGATATTCCTGCCTTGCCATAAGTTTTTACTACTCCAGATTGTGAACTAGTTAAAATTCCATTTTCTCCTATAACCTGTACATAATTTTCTGAATTTAAAGTTACATTATTTTCTGCTGTAAATTTTATATGATTCTTTGCGTGAAAATTTATATCTCCGTCTGAGTGCAAATCAAAATTACCTTCAGTTCTCATATTAATCCCATCAGCTGAGTATACACTAATTTTGCCGTCTTTTGTCATCTCTATCCATGATTTTCCTGAACCATTAGCGATGTATACTACTCCTGATGTATCATGCATTAATAACTGATGTCCAGATGCTGTTCTTAATCTTAATAATTGATTTTGGTTGTTCACATCACCATCGTCCATTACAAAACTATGCCCTGGGTCTCTGTCAGTTGGGGTTTGTATATAAGAATCGTCTTGTGCTAATTCTATTGGCGATGTCCTGCTGTCTGATTTAATTCTACCCGGTGTGCTAATTCCAAACACCTGACTTGGTGCTTCTCTTTGTGCTGATGACGTTGTTGTACCTCTAATTGGATCTTTAATTAATCCTTGATCCTTTAATATCTCTGCACTTGTATCATTTACTGGATAATACCCTGTTCCAATTTTTCCTGGTGTTGCTTTATCCCAAATGTATCTGTTTATTTCTCCAGCTGGTACAAATGTTGTACCGTATAAATCTGTAGTAGTTTTAGAAGATGGTGGCGGAGGAGGTGCAACAGCTTGGGTACTAGCACCGTGTCCTGGAATCATATGATTCATCATTGGTTGTTGTACACAACCAATCCAAAATGCATTCTCTTCGTTTTGTTCTCCTTCAACAAATAACACTAATACGTCTGTATCAATATCTGGTGGTACAAACCACATACCATATGAATGTCCATTAGATTTTGGAAGATATGCATTTGTTGTACTAACTGCGTCTCTACTTTTGGCTCCATAGAAAGGAGAAAGATAATTACACCATGTTAGCTGTGAGAACGTAGGATTTAATCTTTTAGTTTGAGATATAATGTTTACACCTAATCTTCCCATTCTTAATGGATCGTCTGTACTTTTTACTCTTCCTAGGTAAGGTCCAGCATCTCTTTTTACATAAGATGTTAAATCTGTGTTTAATCCTTTACTGGATACGTCTCCTCTGTGATCAGCCATTTTTATTTTATTTTACTCTTCATTTAATCAAGTTCCCACGGTTCTTTACCTTCCAAAATCTGTTTTTTGCCAAGGTTGTCCATTTTTTCGTCATCTTTTTCACTTAATCCTTCTGTAACTTCTTTTGTGATTCCATAAGCTTCTTCATTGTCTCTAATTGTAGTTTTATCTCCTGCTTTAGTTTCTAATTTTTTCTCTACAGGTATAGTAGCTACAAACGGTGCACTTCCAATTCCTTGTTGATTGTTTAATCTTACTAAAAATAATATCTGAGTAAATGCTCCATTTTTAATACTGCTTTCTACTTTACTTACTTGGTATATTCCTGAGAAGAATAAATTTGATTCGGCTGTTTTTTTACCGTTGGCATCTGTATCAAACATAGTACCTTTACGTTCTCTTATATCGGCTGGCATTCTATAAGTTAAGTGTATTAAAGGCATTGAATTATCTACATTAAAACAATTTAATTGATCATTCCAAGCACCATCAGACATATTCAAGGGTTTTCTTGCTTTTACATTTCCATCAATAGTAACATACATATCTTGTGCAATATACGAAGGATCTCCTAAAATTTCCATTTCTAATCTCATCATATCTGCATTTGGGTTTATAAGATAATCAAAAAATTCCTGTGTTCTTATCGCTTCTCTGTGATTTGTGTTTGACACTAAATTCTTTGAATGAGTTATTGAAGGATATGATCTTAATGTTGATAGCTCTACTTCTTCTGGGTCTTCCCCGTATATAACTTGCCATCCTCTTTTTATTGTATCTACAATCTTCGTCTGCAAAGAATCTGGTTTAGCAATAATATTTCTATGATAGTATCCTGTTTTATAATTAACTCGTAAATTTTGTATATCAACATTTTCTCCAGTATAGAAATAGTTGTATCTTTTTTGAACTGTTTTTTCCCACTTAACTTTTCCTATACTCATACCAGGCATTATTAATTTTAAAATATGAAACTCATAATATATTGCTTTGTATATAATAGTTTTAGGATACATTCTAGTAATTGGGTCTATTCCTTTATCAATATTAGTATGCACCGTACTAATAATTTTAAACCAAGGGATCATTGTATTATTTGCAGTTACCTTAGCAAGTGCATCTGCATTGTCTTTTTTAAAAGGTACTCCGGCTTTTATGTCGGCTTCACTCCAGCCGTGCTTTCCTTTAGTCTCATCACTTAATATTTGAGCACCATCTAAATATGTTAACCAAAAATCGCTTGTGAGTTCTTGAAAAAACTTCGATGACATTATAGTATCTTCCATTACTTTTAGAACCGATGTATTTGCAGGAACCTCTGTCTTAAGAACATTAAAGGCATTACCTCCTGCTTCTTTGGCATCAGACTTTTTAGGATGGCTTTCAGACCCTGGATTTGCTTTGTTATCTAGAGCCTTATCACTTTGTTCTGTTGAACCATAAGTCGTACCATAAGTCGTTGTTTCTTCCGTCGCCCTTAGGTTTTGCATTAGGTTCTTTAATTTCTTATCAAATTCAAATACATATACATCTTCATATCCAAAAGACCTTAAACCTTGATTCGCTTCTGTTTCCTGTTGATTTTGCATTTCTAATGCAAAATTCTTGCACCATGCTTGTAATTTTGATTTTGCAATTGTAAAAGGATTTCTTGTCAGATGGAATCTATCCATCATACCAAACTCTGAATATGCCGCGGCTTGTATTAGATATACTGCCCCACCGGCAGTTACATCAAACTCAACACGAGCAATTACTATAGGTATTTTTCTAACTAGTGTATCATTTGGGTCCCCTGAAAATCCATTTGTAAGTTTGTCTTGGTTTGTTGGCATACCGACCCTGCCACTTTGGTTCATGCCTTTCCATTCTATGGTTAATAGATACGGTGCATCTTGATAATCTAAAAAACCACTATTGTATGCGGCGGCTCTTATTCTCTCCACAAATGTTATACTATATGGTTCATGCAATTCAAAATCCATTTTTGTAAAACTCATTGTATTTCTTTCTTCATTTGGAGATACTGTTGAAGTTATATTAACATTCTCAAAAAATAAATCATGATTTCTTTCTAGTATTTCTTGCGATGCAGAAATTGTATCAAATCCTTGTGCTGTTTTTTCTGCGTCCGCGGCATATTTGTCAACACCCTTTTTCTTCCCTATATTATATGGGTCTAGGCCTGCTGTCCTAAAGTTTGGTCCTATACCGGCGCTTTGTGCTATAACATCATGCACTGGGCCTTGAAGATACTTTAATGGGTTTCTAATTTCTTCATCTGTTAATGCTGATAGTGTGAATAAAGTATTATAACTAGCAAACTTATGTAATGGGTTTATGTTTTCTGGTGTCTCATCATGTTCCAAAGGAACTGCTACGGATAGGCCGTCTGTTTGTGTCGTCGCGTTGGACTGGCCATAATCAAGTATGAGACCTTCTACAGAATTTGGTCCAACGTTATGTCCGTAAATTACGTTCTCTAACTCATCTTTTATTTGCCTAGTAGTTTTTTTTGTAATAAACGGTTCATTGTCCATTATTAAACTCCTAAATCACTAGATATGTTGGCCGGTTTAGGCAACTGTATCGTTACTCCTGGTTTGAAACCGTAAATAGGATCTTCAATCTCGTCTGGATTTCTTTGAGCAAAGACCCACCATAATCGTGGAGTACCATACAAGTCATATGCTAACAAGTCTGGTCTATATGCGTAAGTTCTTTCTATTGTATAAGTTTGGTCATCTAATTCAGATGTAATTGTTCTTGGTACAAAAATATCAAGTGCTGTTTTAGTTAATGTTGTAGCAAAGTACGGTGATGTGTTTGAATATTTGGTCATTAAATAAATCCTATACCTTCTTTGCCATTCATCCTGCCAGCCGCAAAATCACGCAGTGAGAAATGTTTAAGTGATTCTCTAGAGTAAATTGGTGTTACTAGTACTGAAATATTAGATATTGTAGGTGCCCATGTTTGATCCAAATCATTTGGATCCATCATCGTGGTGCCAGCTCTTTCCGCGGCTAGCTTTGAATCTTTTGAATATAACGGACTATGACCTTGAAATTTGTTATCTTGACTTGTTGAAATATAGTCAATACCCGATCTTAATTCAACGTTAAATGTATTAACAACAACTGGTACATTTTGAAACATATGATCACCATAACCATTTAAAAATAATATTGGTGGTGGGTTACCTTTCAGACCGCCTTGTTTTTTTCCAAAAAACATTTTAGTTACTGTTCTTAGGAAATTAACAGTTGCTACCCAATATAAAGCATCTTGTTGATTTTGTACTGGAAACTCACCGATAATGTTCATTTGATCTACTTGCGAATTTTGATATGCTTGAAATGGATAATTGCTATGTGTTTGTGCCAATGCATTATAATTTGCAGTGTGCTGTATCATCATAGAAGGTGTAAGTGGCCAAAAGAAACCTCCTAAATCATGTAATGGTGCAAGTCGATTATTTCCTAAAGTTGTTTGCTCGAAAAAAAAATCCTTTAATGGGCCATCTTGGGGTATTGTAAGACGAACTCTCCAATCTCTTTCATCTTTTCTACCACTCCATGCGGCAGTTGATCGTCTGATGGCATCGTTTCTGCTAATACCCGAGCCAAATAATCTACCCAATGTTCTGTTAAAAACTGATCCGCCTGCTTTGCCTAGTGCTTCTCTAATTGTTGCCATTTTTCTGGTTGTATTTCCTTGTTAAATTTTGTATACTTTAAACATATTTATAGGCATTATTATAGGCGTACTTAATTCCCATACGACACGATTCAACAGACCTGTTTGTGGTCATTTACATTAAAATAAGAGATAATTATGAAGAGAGTGAAATACTTAAACAACCGAGATCTGTTGGCACAAATACACGCCAGTAAAAATACATTTTGTTCATATGTCGTCGACGACGATGCACGATATGATGTAATTGTACCTAATATTAAAAAAATTAATGCTGTCACCATAGCACAGGCTAGAAAAAACAAATCAAAAAGATTAACTCAAGAAGCTTGGCAAGAAGCTAAGGATAGTGGATTAAAAAAAATAAAATTAAGTGATTACACAGTTAGCACAAGAAAAATTCATAAAACTGACCTTGTGTTTAGAGTAATGATGTTTGATCATGTACCGTTAGAACCAGGTAGAAAAAAGAATCCAAAATCTGTTGCTGATAGGCATACTAAATGTAATTTTCCTCCGTTCCAACATTACCGTTTAGATAATAAAGGTAAAACAAAATGTATAGGTAAATCACATTGGGTAGGTGGATTGTCCAATGGACATTTTGATTGCGTATATGGAAAAATTACAAACAGTTTAGCAATGATGTTTATGAAATTGTGTGAACGTTATGGTACAAGAGCAAACTGGAGAGGGTATACTTACAATGATGAAATGCAATCACAAGCATTAATGCAACTATCACAAATTGGTTTACAGTTTGATGAAAGCAAATCAGAGAATCCGTTTGCATATTATACTGCGGCAATTACAAATAGTTTTACAAGAATTTTAAACATTGAAAAGAAAAATCAAAATATACGTGATGATATATTAGAGCAACATCACATGATGCCTTCATCTACTAGACAACTAACTAATTCAATTAATACAACGGCTTATAAAAAACGTATGTTAACTGCACACGGTCCAGTTAAAACTGTAAACAAAACAGGATTAATAAAACTTAATCGAGCATTCCGTAAAAAAGGGCAATTAAAAACAAAAGATTTTGACTCTGTGGGATATAAAGAAATAGACATGACTAATCATATACCTCCTGAAAAGAAAAAGTGGAAATGACATTTTTTAATAGAGTAGCTTGTTTTACAGATATACACTTTGGATTAAAAGGTAATTCACGTGTACACAACGATGATTGTGAAGCATTTATATATTGGTTTATGGAACAAGCTAAAGCACACAATTGTGAAACTTGTATATTCCTAGGAGACTGGCATCATCACAGATCAGTAACCAATTTTTCTACAATGAATTACACAGTTTCCAATATTGAAAGATTAGGAAAAGCATTTAAAAATGTTTATGTTATCATGGGCAATCATGATTTATTTTACAGAGATAAAAGAGAAATTAATTCTATGGAATACATTAGAAATATTCCTAATGTCCATATAGTAAACAAATGGATAGAAGAAGAAGATATTGCAATTATTCCATGGATTGTAGAAAACGAATGGAAAACTATTACAAAAATGAAAAAGAGATATGTGTTTGGACACTTTGAACTTCCGTATTTTAAAATGAATGCAATGGTAGATATGCCTGATATTGGCACAATTAAAACAGAACACTTTGCTGGATGTGAAAAAGTATTTTCAGGACACTTCCATAAAAGACAAACAAATAAAAATGTAACTTATATTGGTAATGCGTTTCCACACAATTACGCAGATGCTTGGGACGATGAAAGGGGCATGATGATATTAGAATGGGGTGGAGAACCAAAATATATTAATTGGCCGGATATGCCAAGATATAGAACAATTAAAATATCTGAACTCCTTGCAGATCCAGAAAAAATATTAAAACCAAAAATGTACGTGAGAGTAACATTAAATATTAAAATATCATACGAAGAAGCAAATTTTATAAGAGAAACTTTTATAGAAAAATACCAATTAAGAGAATTACAATTAATTCCTGAACAAATCGATAGAGCACAACAACCATTAGTGCAAGTACAAAAATTTGATTCTGTGGACCAAATTGTTTTAAAACAATTAGAAGGTGTTGATTCTGAAACATACGATAGAAACATATTAATGGCAATTTATAATAATTTAGATGTTAGTAATTAAAAATCTTACAGTAAAAAACTTTATGAGCGTAGGCAATCAAGCTCAAGCAATTACGTTTGATAACAAACATTTAGTTTTAGTACTAGGTGAGAATTTGGATTTGGGCGGGGATGATGCTGGTGCAAGAAATGGTACTGGTAAAACTACAATCATTAATGCATTATCTTATGTATTTTATGGTGAGGCATTAACAAACATTAGAAGAGACAATCTTGTAAACAAAACTAACGAAAGAGGAATGTCGGTTTCTACTAACTTTATAAAAAACAATGTAACTTATACAATTGAACGTGGAAGAAAACCTCAAAAATTAAGATTTTATGCAAATGATATTGAACAAAATATAGATTCAAATGAGGCACAAGGGGAAAATAAAGAAACACAAAAAGAAATAAACAGATTACTTGGTATGACCCATGCTATGTTTAAAAACATAATTGCGTTAAACACATATACACAACCATTTCTTGCAACTAAACAAGCAGAACAAAGAGAAATTATTGAACAATTATTAGGCATAACACTATTAAGTCAAAAAGCTGACTTGCTTAAAGAACAACAAAAAGCAACTAAAACAGAAATAGCCGAAGAAAAAATAAAAATAGATTCTAGGATTGCTTCTAATGAAAAAATACAAGAATCAATTGAATCATTAAAAATAAGAAGTAGTGCATGGCAAACACAAAAAGACGAAGACAATAAAAATTTTACAACTGCAATAGCAGAACTAGAAAAAGTAGATATTAATGCAGAACTAAAAACACACAAAAAACTTGCAAAACATACCGATGACGTAAAAACGTTAAGAAATTTAGAAAAAGAAAAAGCATATCATGAAGATTCTTTAACCAAGGCACAAACGCAAGTTGGAAAAACTGAAAAAGATTTAGAATTTGCCAATGATGCTAAATGTCCAACGTGTGGACAAGAACTACACGACGATAAACACGAACATTTAGTAACCGAATTAAATTCAACTTTAACCGAATCTAAACAATATGCAGAAAAATTAAAAAGTGATCTTGCAAATGTGCAACACAATGTTGATGCAATTGGAGATTTAGGTTTAGTGCCAGACACTTATTATGATAATATAGATGAAGCATATAATCATAAAGGATCTTTAGCAGATTTAAAAAGACAATTAACACAAACAGAGTCTAAACAAGACCCATATTTAGAACAAATTACAGAGTTAAAGAAAAGTGCTATTCAAAAAGTTAGCTATGTAAAAATAAATGAGATGGAGGACCTAAACAGGCACCAAGACTTTTTATATAAACTGTTAACAGCAAAAGACTCATTTATAAGAACAAGAATTATTGAACAAAACTTAACATATTTAAATCAACGTTTAGCATATTATTTAGGACAAGTAAAATTACCACACACAGTTACTTTCCAAAGTGACTTAACTGTACAAATTGAAGAACTAGGTAGAGATTTAGATTTTGACAATCTAAGTAGAGGTGAAAGAAACAGATTAATTTTAAGTTTAAGTTGGGCATTTAGAGATGTTTGGGAATCACTTTATCAACAGATCAACTTATTGTTTATTGACGAACTTGTAGACGCTGGTATGGATCTATCTGGTGTTGAGTCGGCTATGGCAGTATTAAAAGATATGAGTAGAACTCAACAAAAGAATATTTTCTTAATATCTCATAAAGATGAACTAATTTCTAGAGTAGATTCAGTATTAAAAGTTGTAAAAGAAAATGGGTTTACAAACTATGCAAATGACGTTGAGATTATTGTTTAATTTTACTTAAAATTTTTCCTATACCATATACAGTATTATTATCTCGCAAAACATGAATACTATTTGTAGGTAATAAGTTATGTTCTTTTGCTAATCTTATATGCTCTTTTTTATATTTGTTCCAAGCATAGTCTTTTTCAATTTTAGACATTAAAAAAGAACCACAAGCAGTTATATTTTCACCATACGTATTTTTGTTATTAAGCAAAGTAATAGAATCCATTGTTCGTTGTTTGGACCATCTAATACCTACCCTATTCCAATTTAACTCAAGTCCTTTAGTCATACTCATAGCAAATGATTTAATGTTAGGATGATCAAAATTAAAGTTAATATCTCTAGCTGACTGAAACCATGCTCCGTCTATATGAATATCGATATTCTTTTGTTCACACTCTTTTAAAATTTCTTCCCAATTCTCATGAATATCACAATGTTGCCATACAGGTAAACTTATAATTAAAGGAATATTCTCTTTTAGCTCACCAACTGGTGTTGGTTGTTTTCCCATAACAGAATAATAAGCATATTCGTTAGGCAAATGTTGTATCTTCCAACTGTATCTTAAACACGTTGATTCAATATAGTTCGTACACCCAATAATAATATCATGATAAGGAAATGCATTCCACCCATGTAACTGATTTAACTTTGTAGACTTAAACCAAGTAGTAGCTTGTTCAATAAATTCTTCCCTTGATGGATTTGGGTGTTGTTTACTAAACCATTCTTGCTTAACACTTTTTAAATATGCATCATTTATAGGATGTAATTTTTTAGTTATATCGGACATAAAGACTTTTTCTATTATTAATAATTGGAGATTCTATTCCATGCCAACTATGATTATTATGTAATAATGCATAACCACTATTACATTTATAATTAAATGTATGAAAAATACTTGACCTATTTTCATTAGCATATAAACTTGTTCCTAAATTTTCTTCGTCTCCTAAATAAATTTGTAAATGTAATTTAATTCTGCTATCATCTAAATGCGGAGGGTTATCGTAATTATTATAGTCGTGCCATATGTCTAATGAATTAAATTTTAATTTTGTGTTAAACATTTTTTCTAATACTGCTGTTATATTTGTGTTTGAAAAAAATATACGTAACTCTTTACATAGCATTTCATTATAATCAACTCTTTCTCTAGATTTGTTTTCTTGGTTCTCTAATTTTACCATTACCAAGTTAGACATTCCGTTTTTTATCTTGTTTAATAAAAGATTACCAAAAAAACTTGTATATTCTTGGTAATATGTTTCATTTTTCCAATATATTGGCGATTTTTCAATTGACAAAACCACTTCTTGTGTGTTTAAATGTAACATATGTTAATTAATTATATCGTACGACAATGGAAGGACAAATAATATGTCACAAACACACGAATCGATCATGACAGAGATTCAAAACTATTCTGAAGAAAACGGAAAGTTTGTAGAAAAAGGTGTTAAAGCTTCGGCAACAAGAGCCAGAAAAGCATTAGCGGCTTTGTCAAAATTGATCAAACTAAGAAGAAAAGAAATTCAAGAGGCAAAAAACGCGGCGAAAACTGCGACGGCAACAGCGGCGTAATTTGCTAATTGGATCCAATTAGAGATATAAGCCTTCACTTTTTAAGTGGAGGCTTTTTCTTTTAATATACCTTTAGTTGTTTTTTCTCTGAGTATTCCAGAACCGTGTATTCTCACACGAATATGACCATTATAATAATCATTTGATTCTAGCACCTTACGTGCAAACTGTTCTCTGGCTTCTATGTATGAAAGTTCTGCTTTTGATTTACAATAAAAAAGTATTTCTCTTGTAAAGTTTTCTTTACCAAATCGTTTAATATCAATAGTTAAGTTATCACTACTACCATAGTAATCTTCCCAATCACTATTAACTTTGTATCTACGTTTATTTCTTCTACCTTTTAATGGAGGACGAGATCTTTTAAACTGTGCTAATTTTTTACCTATGTACATCCTACCATTAGTTGTATTTGTTATTTGATAAACAAACCCAACACAGTCTTCTGGTAATTCTAAAATTTTATTTCCTTTATATGTCCATTTAAAACCAGTCATGGTCTCTCCTACTAATTGTTTTATGTAGTTTCTTTTGGAATAATTGGTTTGGCTGTTTCATAAAGGTTGGGAACGTTTCGACATACATTATTATATCTACAGTAGTTTTAAAAAATTTTGGAATGTTATGAAAAGGAATATCGTAAAAATATGTTTCTAGTTCAAAAAATATGCCTGCTTCTGTTACACAATCTAAATTTTTAATTGGTACGTTTTCTTTACGTTTTACTGCATCTGTTATTTGTTTTATTTCATTATACATTTTTAAGGATCTGTTTAATCTAATAAAATCATCGTGTAAGTCTCTAAAATCTAAATTATTACCGGTGACTGTTTGTAAAAAATCTCTTAATGATTCATAATCTAATATAATTGCAATTGGTAATTTAGTTAATGCATTATTATTTTTAATACGTTGATTAAGTATCGTTAATCTGTTCTGATTTTGCATAGCAAATTGAAAGAAATAATACTGTCTTAATACACTACGAGGAACTCGTTTATTTCTCTCTGTTATTTTAAAATTATACATTGTTTCTAAATCTTTACTAAGAAGATGCCAATATTCTCCTACATTAGTTTTTAAAAACGTATATGCATCATTTTCTAATTCTTTTATTCCGTCTTTTTGGTCCTCTGTCCTTGTTCTTGAGATCGAGGCGTGTAAACAATAAGCAAACATTTCTGCTGGCCATATAATTCCAATACTGTTATCATCGTGTTTAGTATCTTTATAGCTTTTCATAGCAGTATCGCCAGTAATGTCGTGCTCTTCTATTGTGCCATATGTTCTGTATCCGTGACTATTACCAAGCTCTGTAAGAGGAACTGGTAAAAGTTTTCCTTTAATATGACTTTCTAAAAGATATGCAATAAAGTGTCCGAATGTACCAGCAGTGTAGTAAACTTTAATTTTTTTCGGGTCGTATAACATTAATAATTACTTACAATAACATTAATCATGCCTAACATAAACTGGATATCACGTCAAAAAACTTTTTTTAAAGAACCACACGAGTTCAAACAAATACAACGTATTAAAGATTTTTTTAACACTACTAAAAATGCACCAACAATGTTACTTGGTGATACATCATATTTTGATGCATACTTTGACAATAAAGTAACAACTGCTCCAGAGCAAGTATTATTTGTATGTAATACTGCAACATCTCTAAATGAGTTTAAACAGCAATTACAGTCAATTAAAGCAACACGTATTTGTATTGCTGTTAATAAATTTAGATTGTATTCTACTCAAAATAGCAATACAGTAAACAGTAACTACGACATAAGTTTATTCGATTTCGTACAAGACATCTTTAAAGATAGTAGAATAGATTATTTTTACGAAAAAGATTTAGGAGACAAATTTAATTTTGCAAGTCCTACTACACAATTTTATATTACACATGACTAGTCTTTCTTCATACAAAAATGCTAAAAACAGTCTTAAGCAAAATTACAGTACATATTTTTTACAAATTGAAAATTTTGCATGGTGGATGAAAAAAAGAAAAGGCAAAAACACCGAAAATAAACAAAACAATATTCTTAAATTATTACCCAAAGGTACTAGCATTTGGTTAAACAATTTTGGCTATGCATTTACAGATGAAAATCCTAATATAATAAGTTTTGAAAACAAAAAGAATAAAAAGTTTTTAGAAAAAATTAATCATAATGGTAAAATTCTTTATAGTGAAGATACTTTAAGCAAAACAACGTTACAATACATAACAAAATATCAAAAACCAACTTCTGTTGTTTTAAGATACGGACATCAATATACAAATCTTAAAACAACAGCAAAAAAATTAAATGATATAATAAAATGTCTACCAAAAACAAATATTTTTATAATATTAGAGTTTGAACATATCTATTACAATAGAATAAGATATACTCAAAAGCATTTTACTAATTCTTTGTTAAAATTATTATCACAACCATTTAAATGCAAAGAATTATCTTTTTTTGATACGTTATTATACGATGATATATATAAGTGATGGGCAACCGCATCCATCCACTAGGCAAACATATCTACATTATATTAAAACAGCATTGAGGTCGCAATTGCGATCGGATCTTGCTTGTAGAACAAACAGCAAAGATGAGGCTCTGTGAAAAAAGCAACCTCAAGTTTACTAAAAATTATCGTATAAAGGTTTAGTAAGCTCGCGTTGGTTAGAACTAGCTAATGGGTACAGCACAACCGCCCAGTTACGACAGCAATATACGGTGACTATAAGCTCAGCACATGAGTAAGTCGTTCTGCTAGAGATAGCAGAACTATGACTAACGTCTAGCACATAAGACGCAAAGTGCGTTTAATTTTTTAGAGCGTAGCGTAAATTAGAAATAAACGAGCGTAAGCGAAGTTTAGATGACTGTAAGTCATCTTTTGTAATGAAACTGCAGGAAACAATGATTATTGGGATTCTTCGTCTTCTTCTTTTTTAGATTCTACTTCTACTGTACTATGAGAGGTGATATACTTTTCTATTTCTTCGTCAATTTCTTTTTTAACAATTTTATTTTTATCTTTAAGTTTATCTTTTAATTTTACAAGTTCTTTATCTTGTTCTGCTATTTTCTTTCCTGTAGTACTAACATCTGCTGTTGAGTGTTCTAATTTAATCAAAAGAGTTTTACTTCGCGCCTCTTTTTGTTTAATAGCCTTAAGGAGATCCTCCTTCTCATCAGAGAGATCCTTAATTGTAGACTTGAGTTCTTGAATAAGATCTCGTTCAGACATATAGATTGTAATTATCCAGTTTTTTAGTGCCCATTAAAGTATTATATATTGATTTAAAAGAAAGGTTGACCAGTTTTTTTGGTTGTTTCCAAATTATCTTTTACCAATTGACTTACTATTTGACGTTCTGTGGGGGACATTGCCGCGGCCTCTGAATATGTTACGCCACCTCGCATATACCAGCATATTTTTAAAAGATCGTTCCGTAATGCTTTAGTATCTTTTTCCATATCCTTTAAAGTGATAATAATGTCAGAATCCGATTGTGAAAGTAACGTTATACGAAAAAATTTGCAGTATCAAATGTTACCGGAATCTCATAGGAAACTGGTGCACCTTTTTTGATCTGCTCTTCGGTTGCTTTTAATTTTATAGGTTGTACTGCACCTTGAGTTCTCAGTTCAATTAATTTATCTTGCAACTCTTTTATTAGTGTTGCATTCGCTTTTTCTACAAACTCCTTTATTTGTGCGGGGTCTGTGACTTCTGTACCATCTTGTATAGTAATACTAGAAACATTTTTTAACAGGATAGTATGACTTAACTCAGTTAATGCTTTAAAACTTTCGTTAAATCTTTTTATTTTTTCTTCTGGAGCCATATCTGCGTTCTGTACTGTTGAATATAATTTTTGTTGCGTAAATGTTTGGAGAGCAGTAGTAGTCATGTCTTTGTATGTTAACGGTCTTACTGCAATTTTTAATCCGTCTTTTAACACAACTTCATTTTTTACCGTAGCAGATTTAATTTGGTCTAACAATGCTGGTAAATTTAATGTATGATCTGCTTTTTCTGTTGTGCCCGGAACATTAAAATTAATATCCATAGTTTCACCGTACGTGGCAATACGTATCGCTATTAATATTGAATCTAAATCATAATTGCTAATTTGCCATGCATCTTTAACTGCTGGAATACAACTCTGGATTACATCTACCATGCCCTGACCATTCATTAATGCATCTGGTGTTTTAAACACAATCTCATCACGAGCAGTCATTGGTTGTACACCTACTTCTCCTGTTTCAGATGGCGTTAATACGTGTGGAGGATATGCTCCACCCGATGGTAACGTTACATATACAGAGGGCTGTCTAAAATACTTGTTTAAAGGGTTTGTGTTTTCTACCATTTTTTATATCTATAAATATACATTAATTACGTATATATGTCTATATTTATATGCGTAGATAATGATAGGAATTAAAACCATATGGCGATGGACGACGGAGATATAAAAGCATTAGGGGAAGAAATTAAGAAAGCCTTAGGAGGAATATCAGGCGGCGTCGATGCTCGTAAACAAAGAAAACTAGCTTTACAAAAACTTGCTCATGATGAGAAAGGTGTTAAATTACAAACACTAGAAAATACAAACAGATCAAAAATAGTTAAATCGTTAACAAAAGAAGGAAAAGGTTACAAAGAATTAGATAAAGATTTAAAAGAGATTAGAGACTCTTTTTCTGAACTTAACGACAGTGTAAGAGCAGTTAGATCTAGTTTAAGAGGATTTGGTTCAGCCGCATATGCAGGTACAGGATCAATAAGTGAATTTACTGAAAGTTTACGAGGTAGTAGTGAAGTTTTAAATTTTATTGCAGATCTTGGTAAAACATTTGACGTCAATGCCGACACATTTAGAGGACTATCTGAAGTTGGTGGTAACTTTAATCAGTCTATCGTACAAATGAGAAATGCCGCGGCAATGGCCGCTTTGCCATTAGATGACTTTGCTAAATTGGTTAGAGATAATTCAACAACACTAGCCGCACTTTACGGAACAACTACTAAAGGTGCTATAGGTATTGCTGGATTAGGAGAAGCATTAAGAACTCAAGCTACTCCAGAACTAGCTAGTTTAGGTTTTACAGTCGACGAAATTAATGAAACACTAATAACAAATTTAGATAGACAAAGAAGAACAGGTATCTTTGATCAATTGACTAATCAACAAAGAGTGCAAAGTGCCGCAAATTTTGCCAAAGAACTTGATAGATTAGCAAAATTAACAGGTCAACAAAGATCAGAACTTCGTGCTCAATTAGATCAACAAGCCTCAAATGCTAGATTTGCCGCTTTTATAAGAACACAAGACGATGATACTCAAAGAAGGTTATCAGGATTTGCCGCTACAATAGGATCAGTATCTCCAATGTTAAGTGAAGGTATGGAAGACTTAATTGCTAATGCCGGAGTTCCTGTAACTGATGCCGCTATGATGCTTGTACAGAATTTTCCAGAAGTACAAAAAACAGTTAGGTCATTAATTTCTGGAACAATAAATTCTGAACAGGCTTTAGTACAAATGAAAAATATGTCAGTTAAATCTTTAGATAGATTTAGTAAAGCGGCGGCAACTGGACAAGTAGAATTCACAGCTTTAACTCCTGGAATTATTGCCTTAGCTGGATTAACATTAGATCAGGTAGCGGCATTAAAAGAACAAGGGATTGCCATTGCAGGTGGTACATCTTCATTAATGCAATTTCAAGAAAATGCAAAAAGATTATCAGCGGCAACACAAAGTTTAGAAACAGGATTTTATAGTATGTTAGGTCGGTTGGGCGGTGAAGGAACTGACAGCATAGTAGGTTCAATAGGAGATCTGTCTGACAAATTTATTACAGGTACATCAGATTTTACAAAAGCAATATTATACGGTTCAAAAACTATTGCAGGATTGGGATTAAATTTATTAAAAGACACACTACCAACTTATACAGCAGTGTATATGGGAACCAAGGCAGGTATGATGGGTTCTAGAATGTTTGGTGGAATGGGTGGCGGAATTAAAGGTGGATTAAATTCAGGAATGGGATTAGCACTCGGCGCCGTTGGAGCAGTTGGAACAGCAGGTATGAGTGTTGCTGGATTAGTAGATGACGACAAATCAAATGACAATTCATCTTGGGGAGGTTTAGCTGGTTCAGTATTAGGTGGAATAGCTGGATTCTTTTTAGGTGGACCAGGTGGTGCTATGCTAGGTGCAACACTAGGAAATATGGCCGGATCAGCCGTTGGTGGAATGGTAGGTGGTGAAAAATATGTTGGTGGTGCTATGGCTTCAGGTGTTCCATATCTTACAGGTGAACGAGGACCGGAAATAATAACACCAAACGTAGCAAGTTCAGTTACATCAAATGCTAATCTTAATTCTGCACTAAACATTACGCCATTAGAAACTAAAATGGCCAGTATGGTAACAGAATTAACCACTACAAATAAAAAGCTAACAAACATGGTAGATAGTGTAAATATGCTTGTAGGTGTTAATAGTAAGATTGCTAGATCTACTGAAGGAACATATAGGAACATAAAAAATGTTAGTGGACAGGTACTTCAAGCATAAATGTCTTGTTATTTGCTACAAAAAAGTGTAAAATAAACTATGTCTTGGAAAAAATATTTTAGAGATGCCAACTTATCACCAATTAGTGGTGAAAAAGTGCCTAATTTCGCAAAAAGAAACTATTCATCATACCTACCTGATGTTTATACAGGACATCCAAACAGAATTCAAAGATATTTTCAATATGACCAAATGGATTCAGACAGTGAAATTAATGCGGCACTAGATATTCTAGCAGAATTTTCTACACAATCTAACACAGAAAACGAAACACCATTTGATTTAGTATTCAAAGATGAAACAACTGAACACGAAGTTAAACTTTTAAAAAAAGCACTTCAACAATGGACACAGGCAAACAAATTTAATAAAAGAATTTTTAGAATTTTCAGAAATGCGTTAAAATATGGAGATTGCTTTTTTGTAAGAGACCCAGAAACACTAAAATGGTTGTATATGGACGCGGCAAAAATAGATAGAATCATTGTTAACGAATCTGAAGGCAAAAAACCCGAACAATATGTTATTAGAGATATTAATCCAAACTTACAAAAATTATCTGTAACGTCAATAACACCAAATCAAACGTTTGGTGGTAGTGGAACTACAGGTGGTGGTACTGCGGCATACTCACAAAGTTATGCAGGTGCTGGTAGAGGTTCTGATATGTCAGGATTTGCTGGAGCAACTGGTGGAAGATTCTACAGAACAATGAATCAATATGCCATTGGTGCAGAAAACGTTATTCATATGTCAATGTCAGATGGGTTAGACAACTTATTTCCGTTTGGACAATCAGTATTAGAACAAGTTTTCAAAGTTTACAAACAAAAAGAATTATTAGAAGATGCAATTATCATTTACAGGGTTCAAAGAGCACCTGAAAGAAGAGTATTTTATATTGACGTAGGTAATATGCCAACACACTTGGCTATGCAATTCGTTGAGAGAGTTAAAAACGAAATTAATCAAAGAAGAATTCCAAGCACATCAGGTGGTGTCAACTATATTGATGCAACATATAATCCTATGAGCATTAATGAGGATTATTTCTTTCCGCAAACAGCAGAAGGAAGAGGATCTAAAGTTGATACACTGCCAGGTGGTACTAATTTAGGTGAAATAGACGATTTAAGATTTTTTACAAACAAATTGTTTAGAGGATTAAGAATTCCAAGTTCATATTTGCCAACTGGTGCGGAAGATGGTGGGCAACAATATAATGATGGTAGAGTAGGTACTGCTTACATACAAGAATTAAGATTTAACAAATATTGTGCAAGATTACAAAGTATGTTAAAAGAATCATTTGATTCAGAATTTAAATTATGGATTAAAAGCAAAGGTTATAACATTGACAATGGTATGTTTGAATTAAAACTTAATCCACCACAAAACTTTGCGGCATATAGACAAACTGAAATGGATCAAAGTAGGGTAGGTACATTTACACAGGTAGCAGAACTACCATATATGTCAAAAAGATTTGCGTTAAAAAGATATTTAGGATTAAGTGAAGAAGAAATGGCAAGAAATGCTGACTTGTGGGCAGAAGAAAATGCTATACCTAAGAAAAAACAAAGTAAACAATCGCAATTAAGAGGTGGCGGAGTATCACAATCAGGCATTACTTCAGATCTAGACCAATTTGAAGAACCAACAGCAGACCCAGACTCTCCAGAACCAGGACCAGGACAACCCGGACAACCAGGACAAACACCAGGCGGTGGAGGTGTCATACCGGGCGGTAGTGGAGGAACACCTGTATAAGGGTTAAATACTGATATGAAACTATTGGAATTTTTTACACACGGACAAGATGGCTTTGAACAGGATAAAACGTATCAACCTGAAAACGATATTTCCATATTAGATAAAGACGACACTAGAAAAACAAGACTTACTCTCAACGATATTAATTTAATGAGATTAGCATCTGAAGAACACGACGATCAACAAGTAGAAGAAGCAGAATTTGTTCAAAAAATGTATGCTCAACCACAAGTAGACGATTTAGCAATCTAATTTAACATACCCTTTAGCAAAACAGAATAATTACTATACATTATGAGTAAAGTAGCATTTGTATTGGGTAACGGCGAATCCCGAAAAGGAATCCAAATAGAAGATTTAAAAAAACACGGCACAGTTTTTGCCTGTAATGGTGTATATAGAACTGATAGACCAGATTTTTTAGTTGCTGTTGATCCAAAAATGATGATGGAGATTGGAGAAACTGATTATGTTGTACATAATAAAGTATATTCAAATTATAATGTGCAATATGAAAAAAATCAAAAAATATTAGACCATGTACAATGGTTTAAACCAAGTCTAGGGTGGAGTTCTGGACCAACAGCATTAAGACTGGCGTTAGATCAAGGATCTACAGAAGTTTATATGTTAGGTTTTGATTATAAGGGCTTTGACAAAGACAGTAAATCTTTGAATAAGTTTAACAATCTTTATAAAGATACTCGTAACTATAAAAAAAGCACAGATGAAGCAACTTTTTATGGCAATTGGATGAGTCAAACGAAAAGGTGCCTACAAGATTTTAAAGATGTAAAATATATTCGTGTAATACCTGCAGGCTGGTTTGCTCCCAAAGATTTACTATGGCAAGACAACTTAACTAACATTATAATCGCTGATTTTTTAACTAAATTCAACCTTGAAACAAAAAGTTAACTAAAAGAACGGTTTTTCGCCAAATATAGGTACCTTTTTCCCCATCTTTTGTAAATACAATACACTTATAAGTAAACTTGCCACAATAAAGGAGCACGTGCAAATGTCAAACGAACTTAAACAAAATAAATTTGAATCGTTGTTAGAGCTTTTAATCAATGAAGAAACTGATAAAGCAGAACAACTATTTCATGAAATAGTAGTAGAAAAGTCTAGAGACATCTACGAAGGGTTAGCAGATTCAGAAGCAACAGCGGCAACGCCAGTAGCTCAAGAAGCTGTTACAACAGAAACTAAAGACGAAACTAAAGAAGAAGCTAAAGAAGACGACAAGAAAGACGAATCAGTAGTTAAAGAAACTGAAAAGTCTGACGAAAAAGCAGAAGAAACCAAAGAAGAAGCAAAAGAAACAGTAGAAGACAAACCCGCAGAAGAAAAGATTAAAGATGAGGGAGTCTATACTAAATCTGCACCAGTTCAAAAAACAGATGAAGAAACGATTGAAGAAGTTGGTGGCGACGCTACTGATGAATTAATCAAAGATATTTCAGCTGATGGAGAAGGTGAAGCAGATGTGGCGGCCGACGAATTAGGTCAAGACATGGACGCTGATGCTGAAAATGGTGAAGACGGTTCTGTAGAAGAAAGAGTTGTTGATTTAGAAGACGCTTTAGACGAACTAAAAGCAGAATTCGAAGCGATGATGAATGACAAAAACGGTGATGGCGAAGAAGAAGAAACTTCATTAGCACCAGTTATTCCTGCAGAAGCACAACAAGTGCAACCAGAAATGTCTAGATTCGAAACCAAAGACGCTAAAGAAAACGCAAAAGAAACTGTGAAAGAATACAAAAATCCAGTTAAAGGCGATATGAGCGGCGGAGATGACAAATCGGCAAAATCACCAGTATCAAGTGGACCGAAAATCAAAAGTGCAGGAACTCCAATTAAAACTGGATCAGGCGCAGAAGATAAAGGACGAGCGGCACCCACAGCAGGCAAACTAGCAGGCGATTTTGAGAACACAGGTGGAAAAGCTAAATCTACTTCATTTAAGAAGCAAGAGAAAGCCGATTCCAAAGATGGTTCAGATAAATCTGCAAAATCACCAGTAGCCGGCAAATAATTGTCAGCATTGTTGATTTAATAAAAGGAGATTGTCAGAATGTCAATATATCTTAGAGAAGAGTTATCATTTAATCAAGCCAGAATACAGGTCTTGCATGAAGGAAAAGAAGGCAAGGATTTGTACATGAAAGGTATTTGTATTCAAGGCGGGATCAAAAATGCTAATGAAAGAGTTTATCCTGTAAACGAAATAGGAAAAGCAGTGAAAACTCTTAATGATCAGATTACATCTGGTTATTCAGTTCTCGGAGAAGTAGATCATCCAGACGATTTAAAAATTAATTTGGACCGTGTGTCTCACATGATTACAGAAATGTGGATGGATGGACCAAATGGATACGGCAAAATGAAAATTTTGCCAACACCGATGGGCCAACTTGTCAAAACAATGTTGGAATCAGGTGTGAAACTAGGCGTTAGCTCTCGTGGCTCTGGCAATATGTCAGAGTACGGTGGTGGCGAGGTTTCAGACTTTGAAATCATAACAGTTGATGTTGTGGCCCAACCTTCGGCACCAGGGGCATATCCTACGCCAATTTATGAACATCTTTTAAACACAAAAGGTGGATTAAAGGCGAAGGGACTGGCGGCGGAAGTTAGAAATGATGCAAAAGCCCAAAAATACCTCAAAGAGGCATTAACAAATA